CCCTCCAGTTACGTAAGTCGTAAGGGGCAGAGTACTTTCCTAAGCACTTTGCTTCGGACGTCTCTGCCCTCGACTCACCTTAACTGAAAGGAAGCTTCTCTGAGGTCGGCTATTGAAAAATAGCCTTGTCTGACCTCGGTGGCTGTCAACTCCGATGGTTGCTCCAACAATTCAACGGCCGAACCAGGAAATCTATCGCATTGAGGGTTCCTACTACGCTGATTACATGTTCCGTGTTCGCTGGATCCAAAAGTTTCCAGTTGACCGGCCTCTGTATTATCACGCGAAGAGAGGTCACCTCCGTGCTAAAGGTTATAATGGTTTAGCCATGTTGGGCACACCAACGAAGGACGCAGCGCAGATCTGCAACCTAGCATGGTACAATCAGAGCCTCGATACGCAGACCATTAATTTGGCCTACGAGAGGTTCAAGAATCGTATCTATGATAGTGCGCAGTTCGGCGTGGACTTTGCCGAGTACCGCCAGGCACTCGGCATGGTTGAGCGTTCTGCCGCCACGCTGTGGAGGTTTACCAAACAAATTAAGGGACTTAATTTCTTGGGAGCCGCTTCTACTCTTAGAATGCATCTGCAGCCTAAAGGTGTTAGCGCTCGCAAGTCTTGGTCCAATAATTGGCTTGAGTATCACTTTGGCTGGGAGCCGCTTTTCAAGGACATCCATGATGGCCTTGAGATTCTGCATAACCCAATCAAAACCTTCACCAGCGCGAAGGGACGCGCTTTTAACTTCGACAGATTTCATATTGCCGACCATCAACCCACCAGTGCCGTTTGGACTGATGATGATGTGATAGTTTACTATCAATGTCAGCAAGGTGGAGCTGTTGAAGCTATAGCAGATTACGGTCTCCACTCACTCGATCAGTATGGGGTCTTGAACCCTTTATCGATCGCGTGGGAGCTTGTACCGTTTTCCTTCGTGGTTGACTGGTTCGCTAATGTTGGCCAGGTTCTGGGCTCTCTTAGCGACTTTGCTGGCATGACGTTAAAAAATACGTTCTGGGGCCGAAAGATAATCACTGTGGATAATGGAAGGAACGACTATAGACCCGGTTATACCGGGCCTCGGACACTCCAACCGAATTCATGGACTGCCTTCGGCGTCTGGACCGACAGGAACCTTGGACTAAGTTCCCCGTCTTTTAACGTCAAAAAACTCACCCTCCCCTCAGCCACTCGTGCTGTAACGGCTGTCTCGCTCCTTACTCAGCAGCTATCACGAAAGTGATTGCTCCTCGTGAGGTACGATCCAGTCGTTTCAGACGAGTAGGGGAGTCCATCTGCTGTCACAAATTCTGTGCAGTATACGAAAGGAAACTTCATGCCTTCGATGGCTTCCATTACCGTCAAGAAAGCAGACGGTACGACCGACATCGTGTATGATGCCATTGCTGCTTCTGGTGGCGAAAGCTCACCTGCAGTGTGGCGTCAAGACACGGGTGCGGCCGCGGGACTTCCCGTTGGACTTCGTTCCCTCTTCAAGGTGTCGAGCAAGTGGAACGGGCCGAAGACTGCCCGGCAGCTGAGCTTTGAGTTCAGCATGCCCTATGCAGTCCAAGACTCTACCACAACGCTCTACTCCGCGAAGGATCGCGTCGTGTTCACCGGCGTTCTCACGCTTCCTCAGGGCATTCCTTCGGCGAACCTCAATGAGGTAAACCAAGTACTGAACCTGATGGCTTCGACACTGATCAAGAGCAGTGCGCAAGCTGGTTATGCTCCTACTTAAATAGGAGACTAATCAATGCGTGATAACTCGCTGAACACTTCTTCGCGAGTGCTCCTTCCTTATTTAGAGGAGCTAGGGACAGCTCGGGCTCTTAGCGTTGCGATTATGCTACGCTACGATGACCTTGCTGGGATCATGTCCTTGTCGACTGATCCACGCCACTACGATAACGCTAGGTCCTACTTCTGTGATCGGCAAGCTACAGATCTTATTCGTAAGGTCCGCGGGCTTTCCATTCCAGGAGTAGATCGTCGTGCAACCGCCTTTAAAAAGTGGCTAGACGGCGAATACCAGTGCTACCGGACCAATGAGCGTCTCTCCAAGTTCAACTACGGTGGATTCCTCCATCCGTCGGACTTGGCGGTCTTTCGGTTTCTCCGAAAGGTTGCAAAGCAGATACGCGAGTGGATCGGGACGAGCCCCCCTTCCTTAGATGATATCGAAGGTCGGTTTGGCCCTGGTGCTACGTTCTCTGACCGTGGACGTCTGACGACAGTCCCAGATAAAATGACGTCAGTACCCACCCTCACCCATGACGCGATGTGGTATATTTTACCATATCTCCAGACTTTCTGGGGCAGAACTAATTCTGCTCGTCATGGACAGGTGTCCTGGGTAAGGGGCAATCGCTACCTTACCGTCCCGAAGACTGCACTGGT